TTACGAAAGTTTAGTTGGACTTAAAATTATCAGACGACTTACTCTAAAGAAATATCTATATGGAGAAAGCGGAGATGCAAGTCCACCAATAGAATACCCTAGACAAGTATGGTATGTAGATAGAATAAAATCAAGAAATAAAGTACAGATTACTTTAGAACTTGCTTCCCCATTTGATTTGAGTGGAATACAACTACCTGGTCGTTCTATTGTGGCAAATAGATGTCCTTTTATGTATCAGGGCGCAAGTGACCATTTACCAGAGTATAAAAAAGCACAGAGTGGATGTACTTGGAATATAGATGGGAAAAAGAAAATACAATATAGTAGCTATGACGGTGGAACAGAATATACCATTTATGCAAATGTAGACGATGAATATATTATTGATGAAAGTATTGTAAGTGGATTAAGTCCATCTTCAACTCCAGCAAGTATTACAATAGATACATATTATAAAACACAAATAAGTGCAAATAGATTTAATGCAAACGGAACAACAAGTAGTGTTACAAAAAACTTATACTGGCAAGCTACAGCAACAACAGCAAGTCCAGGCACAATAAGTGTAAGTAATAGTAACTTTAAACCAGTGAGAGTATATAATGCATACTCACATGGTACAGAATATTTTACATATTCAGATGATAGATATAACGATTATGTAACTTTTACTGACAATGTATCAACCAGTGAAACTTACAACTATACTCTTATGTGGAAAGCAGTAAAACCTTCAGAAAGTGTAAAACCTGATTTTGGAGTTTACTGGCAAAGAGGAGATACTTGTAGTAAAAGTTTAGATGGATGTAAACTGAGATTTGGATTTCAACCAAAAGATTCAGCAAACTCTAGTACAACAGGAAAGGCAAAAACAAATACGGGAGCAGACCTACCATTTGGTGGATTCCCAGCAGCAAAGGCATTCTCGTGATCGAAGATATTTTTGCTCATGCAGAATCAGCTGCGCCTGGTGAATGTTGTGGACTTGTTGTACAGGATGAAAACGGAGAAAAATATATTCCGAGTGAAAATCTCCACGAAGATAATTCGCAGTTTAAAATTGACCCAAAGTTATTCATTCATCATCAATTAAAATCAAATATAAAATATGTTGTCCATAGTCACTACGACTCGGATTGTCGCCCAAGTGAGTATGACATAGATAATTGTAATGCGGTAGGTATTCCATATTTAATTGTTTCCTACCCACAAAAAGAGGTATTTATACTAGAACCAACATGAAAAGAAAGATAATATTATTAGGTAGAATGGGAGAACTCTTTGGAAAAGAGCATAATCTCGTATGCAAAAATGTGCATGAAGCAATGCATGCTATCGACCAACTTAAGGGAGGCTTAAGAAAATATTTACTAGACTGTACTGATAAAGGTATAGAGTTTCATGTGGCAAAAGGAGATGAACTTCTTGAGTACGATAATCTACATTCAGATTTAGGAGAAAATGATTTAGTTATCACACCTTTACCACAAGGTGCAGATCTTCTAAAAACAATTATTGGTATTGCACTTATAGTTCTTGGAGCATTTACTTTTGGAGCAACAACAGCTCTTGGTATAGCACTTATAGTTGGAGGAGGATTACTTGCACTAAAAGGAATTGTAGATATGTTAACTCCAGAAATGCCCGATGATTCTTCAGATGAATCAAACTTATTCAAAGGGCCGATTAATAATGCTAAAGTTGGTATACCTGTGCCTCTCGCCTATGGAAAACTAGAAGTCGGTGGCGCACCTATAAACTTTGGATTTACAGATTCAAAAATAACTTCTGCACCAGGATTTACTTTTGGTAAAAAAGATGGAACAGGTGGAGGATACTCTGGTGGCAGTGGCGGTGGCGGCGCTGGAGGCGGCGGTGGCGGTGGCGGTGGCGGCCGTGAAAGAGACGCTATGAAATATTCGGAGCAAAAATAATGGCAGGTAATTCAAGATATAATAATTTTACAAAGACTACTAAACATCAGACTGCTGTTATTTATGATGCTATATCAGAAGGCCCAATAGAAGGATTAGTTAACGGGCCAAATAGTATTATAATAGACGGAAACCCTGCGGCTTCTCAAAATGTTTCTACTTATTATCAAATGTTTAGGTCACCAAATGCTTCTTATGTATCTACTACAAGAGTTATTACAGATATTGGTGGTGGTAATATATTTGATAACATTACTACAGCACAGGGGGAAAGATACGCTTCAGTTATTGCAGGTAAAAAACGAGCAACAGATTGTAGCACAACAGCAGGATCACGAATTATTACTACAGCATCAGCTTTCTTTGCCGCAGATGATATTTATGATGAAGGAGTACCGCTCAATCAATTTATCAGAATCGAAGGAGCAGGTGTAGCAAATGGAGAATACGCAGGACAGATCGTACAATACATAAATACTACTGCGGTAAGAGTAGACTCAGCTCCCGCTCAAACAGTATCTTCCGCAAATGTTTCTATAGACTTAGTCGATAAAGTTGCAAGTTATTCTGGAAATACATGTACTTTAACAACAGGGGGTGGAATTAATACAAATCCAACTGCGGTTTTACTATCCCCACCAGCAGTATCTGCAGGAGAACCTTTAAAATATAACTTTAATAATTTTGGATGGGCATTTAGACCAGGTGAGAGAGACCAATCTTATTTATCCGCGCCTTCAGGAGTCGGAAGTGCATCTTCAGCACATTCAATAAATCAAGCTCTCGATCAAACAGACTTACGCTCTATTGGACAACCTACAAACTCAGCTTTAGGAATTGATACTGATATTTCTCCAAATAGAAATGGAGAAAGTGGCATATCTAGAGTTGCATCTACAGGCATGAATATTGCAGACCCAGGTGAAATTGATTTTATTCGTGTAACTTTAAATCATGCACAAATGATTTCTCGAAAAGAAAATGGAAGAACAGGTAATGGATTTGCTGAGTATAGAATAGTATTTTCATATAAAACAGATTCGACAGATGATTTTGCAAATAATGAAAAAGTAATTTTTGGTAGATCAAGTTTAGCAAGTAGTCCAGCATCTTATCATGCCAATACTCGTGTTAAATCTGGCAGTACTGGAATAATTGATACACAGACTCAATCACCTTTTAATAGTATTTTTAGTTTTGATATTTCAAAGTATCAACCATTTACTGATTACAAAATAGATATACAAAGAGTATCTCCAATTAACCAAAAAGAAAATAGCTGGCAACAAACAAACCAAGGTAGTGTTGTTTCAATTGAAAACATCATTACAGACAAATTAACTTATCCTTATACTGCATATGCAGGAGTAGTAGTTGATGCAGAAGATTTTGAAGATATTCCAGAAAGAGCTTATGAAATAAGAGGACTTCGCGTAAAAGTTCCTACTAATTACTTTCCTTTAGAAGAAATACATGATTCAACAGGAATAAGAAGAGCAGTTGCATCTTACACTAGAAATGTAACTACTGGTGTAGATACAGGAGCAGAAGTTGATTGGGACGGTAACTTTAGAGGAGATAAGAAAACTTTTGATGGTGCTTCTCCAAACTATGAAGCAGTATATTGTAATAACCCTGTATGGGTTTTTATGGACTTAGTCTCAAATCCAAGATATGGATTAGGTAAATATGTAGACCCAGATTTTGACTTTACACAAATTGATAAATATACATTATACAATCTAGCAAAATATTGTGACGAACTTGTACCAGATGGAAAAGGCGGAACAGAACCTAGATTTACATGTAATTTATATATTCAAAAAGGTCAAGACGCTTTAAGACTATTAAAAGATTTAACTACTATGATTCGTGGTATGTTAATTTGGCATAATGGTCAAATAAGTTTAAACTCGAACAGAGAGAAAGGTGCTATATACACTTTTGGTAAATCAAATGTAATTGATGGAACATTTGAATATGCAGGAACTTCAAAAAGATTTAGAACAAATGAAATAAAAGTTACTTGGAATGACCCTGAGAATAGATATAAACAAGCAGTAGAAATTGTTACAGATGACAATAATATTGCAGAAACAGGCAGAGTAGTAACAAAAGACTTACCAGCACTTGGATGTACTTCACAAGGTCAAGCACAAAGACTTGGTAAGTGGCATTTACTTACTGAAAAATTAGAAAAAGAAGTTGTAACATTTAAAACAGGTATAAATGGTGGCGCACTTGTAGCAGGTGATGTAATTTTAATACAAGACGCAGATAATGAGAATGTTCAGTTTAGTGGTCGTATCTCTAGTGCAACATCATCAACTACTACTGTAATCGAAACAGACAGAGCAATCTCTCTCAATGGTACAGATAACTTTGACTTACATTTAATCTTTCCAAAAGGCGGTGCTTATATTGGACAACCAAGAGCAACTATAAATGGAAGTTCTTATAGCGTTGGTGATTTAATATTAGAACACGCAAATGGTACTGCTATTACAACTCAGGCTTCCGCGTCACAATTAAAAGATGATGCAGGCGCACTTGTACAAGTTATCTGGTCAGAAGATCAAAGAATAGAAACAAAACCAATCTCATCATATAACTCATCAAATATTACAGTATCAAGTGCATTTAGTGAGGCTCCAAATAGTGAAGTAATGTATGCAATTACAGGACAAACAGCACAAGGAGCAGATGTTACAGGTAGTGCAAAAGAATACATAATTACTCGAATTAAAGAAAATACAAAAGACATGACTTTTGAAATTACTGCAGCTGAGTATGATGTAGACAAGTTTTCAGAAATTGATAGAGGATGGGTAATTCCTGATATACCAGATGTTATGCGTCCACCAAAAAGAACAGAAGTTGTACCTGTACCAGTGAATGTTTCCGTAGCTATTGTACCAGATGATGAAGGTGGAGACAATACCGATGTAGAGAGTGCAACCACAAAATATAAAGCATTAGTACAATGGATTGCACCAAAGTCACTAAGAACAGATCAAGATGGAAATGCACTTGATGATGTATATGAGCATTTGGCTGGATTTGATTTAGAACATGATGTTCCACAATCAGACAAAGTAAAAAATAATACAGGGTTTATTCGAGAAGCAATTAGATCTAGAGGGCAAAATAACTTTTCTATACGAAATGTATCAACAGGAGATGAGTTTAGAGTTCGTGTTAGAACAGTAAATACTCAAGGATATACTTCTGAGTTTATTCAAGCAAAGTTTACCTTTAGTCCAGAAGATATGGTAGTACCTACTTCTAACGTAATTGGAGCAGGAATCAATCAAGTAATTGCAAGAGGTGGTACATTGTCTACAGGAATGACTATTAATACCTCTACAGGTGCAGTAAGTTTTGATTCTTCAACTTATACTTTTCAACCACCAACAGGAGTTCCTACAGTCTCTATAACAAGTGGAAATACTAATTTTACAGACGAGTCATTCAGTAGTTTAGCAAACGGTCAAACAGGATATTTATTATTTGACTATGATGGTAACTTAGCAAGAGGAGCAACAAGAACAGATGTTTTAAGATCGATTGTTATAGCTTCAGATAATGTAGCAGCTTCCAATACAAGTAATGTACCATATTATTTTAATTTCTTTCAACGACTTGGACAAGCAAATAACGACTTAACACAAGCAAATGGTACTTTTAGTTTATCACAGTTTTCTTCAAATCTAACAGGTACTTCTACAACTTTTGAACTAGATTATCAAGCAGGGGATGTAATAATTTTAGACGATGCAGGTGCTTCTCGATTCTGGGCAAGAGTTGCTCATGTAGAAAGTAACACATCAATGACTATTGTAAATGCTTCAGATAGAGATTATTCAGGCGCAAACTTATTTAGACAAAGTCTAAGATTTGATAGACAAAAAGATTCAATTATAGCTTCGGTTACAAATACAGCAGGAACATTTAGTTTAGTTAACTTTGCTAGTGGAGAAAGAGGAGCAGATGGATTACCAGGTGCAAACGGTGCAGATGGAGCTGCAGGAATAGATTCAAGAACAGTAAACTTAACTATAGGCGACCAAGCATTTACATATTCAAATACAGGAAGTAGCCCATCACCTTCAAGTACAACAGTAACAGCTACTGCATTAAATACGACTGGAACAGTATACTACGAGTTTTTCTTAAATGATGTAAGTCAAGCAAATACTACCACTAATACTTATACATATACTCCACAGGCTTCTTTCAGCAATATGCCTGATAAAATAGAAGTTCAAATTAGAGATAGTGGTGAAACTGCAATTAAAGCTAGAGACCAATTAACAACATACGGAGTTAAACCTGGAACAAACGGAACAAACGGAACA